TTTTTATTAATATATCATTATTATATCTTATGATTTTATGTTTTTTATAATTTTCAATTTGACTTATTAATAAACCATTTTTATATCTTCTAATATACTTATTATTAATAAATATATTAGGATATATTATATTTTTAATGGCGTACATTAATATATCATTTTCAATTTTGAATCCAATATTATTTTTAAGCATTTCAAAATCAATATAAATATTATTATTTTTATCATTAATATTATTAATTATATTTCTAATATTATTTTTAATAGTTACCAAAAGGTGTTTATAAATTTCACTACGAAAACCACGTGTATCTGTTTTAACATCTTCATCTGTATTAACATTACATTTAGGTTCATTTTTTTCTTCGTCACCATATTGATATTTAATAAGAGCACCTTGTGATGTTTCAATATTTACATTATCTAATTTAAAAATATTTTTTGGAAAATAATTAATATTTTTCATTAAATAACAATCTACAGCATTATCCATAATAATTTTATCAATCTTCTTACTTTCAATATATTTTCTTGTTGATATTCTAAAAGCATTTATATCTATACTCTCTCTATTCTCATCATCATTAATGCTTGCATGCATAAATACAGAAACATTCCTATTTTCAATATTTAGTCTATTATGTCTGCAATTACGAATACCGCGACCAATAATTTGGTCTGATCTATTAAAATGATACCATGGTTCTATTAAATGTATTTCTCGTGTATTATAAAAACTTAACCCTTCACTCGCTACTGGCGTTATAAGTATCACTTTAATTTTAGAACCGTTATAATTACTGTCACTATTAATTATCTTTATTAAATCATCTATTTTAGTATTTCCCATATATTCTTTTTTATCACTTGTAAGAATGCAATATTTTGGATTGCGAATACCTTCGTATTTTGGTGGATTTTCTACAAGATTTGCATTTTTTAATATATTATTTGTTCCCTCCCGAGTATATCCTAAGTGTTCTAGGCAAATTGCCATAGGAATTATTCCAGATAATAAAAAACGTGAATATATTACAACAATTCCATTTGAATTACGAATAAAATTGCAAACATTCAAAAATTTTCCTGAATATTTTCCTAAATGTTCTTCATCTGGCATTAAAGCATCTTTATATTTTTCAAAATATTTTAATTCTATAGGGTCTGTTTCTTTTGTTTTACTAAAAAAATTATAAAATCCCTTAATACCTATATCATCACCATACACAATATTCATAGGTTGTAATAATTTCATATTATTATTTTGTTTTTCATCATCATCATCATCATCATCTATATCATTATCATCGCCTAAATTTAAATTTTCAAGTTTATCTATTAGTATCTTCTGTGCTTTTCCCAATTTTGAAATTACAATATCATCATCTATATTTTTAAACCATTTGAGATTTTCTTTATTTATCTTTTTATTACTTGGGTCTTTTAATGGGGCATTTTCTAATACTTTAATCCCACTATCACTGGGATTTAATTTTAAAGCAAATGTAAAAGGGTTTTTGCCTTTTAGATATGAAATATAGGTATTAGACAATTTTTTAATAAGGTTGATAACATTAATATCATCAATATTAAATGATTTATTATTATTGAATATTTTTTTATTATCATTTATAATATTAAATCTCTTATCATTTATAATTAATAATTTTAAAAGTTCTAATATATCCCTTGGTTCATTATACATAGGGGTTGCAGATAATAATATTAATCTATTATTAACACCATTTTTAAGACATTTCATTAATTCTATATAGGTATCCTTAACTTTTTTATTAGTACTTCTAATATTATGCGCTTCATCTATTATAATAACCTTATTCTCTACATTTTTATTAGTATAATTATCTTTAATAAATTTGGCAAATCTATCATATGTAAAAATTTCATAGCGACTTTTTAATATTGCTTTAAGTTCACTTTTAAGTTTTTCTCTATATTCTTTTTTGTCTTTCCCATCTTTATTAAATGTTGATTTGTAAATATTTAACAATTTAATATAATTATGATCTGTACATTGATTAGATAGATTTTCAAATGTATCAAAATCATCAATATTAAATACTTGGGATTTGAAACTATTCTTTAATGATTGTGGCATTATTACCCAAATCATCGCTTCAGATGTTGTTTGAGAACTTAATAGTGCCTCAGATATAGTTATTGCAGAGCATGTTTTACCTACTCCGACTCCATGATATAATAAAACACTCTTATATGGTGTTCTATATGATATATATTGACTTATAAAATGCTGATATAACATTTTATCAAACTTTCCACATAACTTATTAGATACTTCATCAAAATCCTTGACATTATTTATTATAGGGAAATCTGGTATTTTGTGAATTAAAAACTCTTTATTATTAGATATTTTAGATGTAAACTCAGGATCATCTAAATCAGGATAATATAATGAAAACTCTTTATCTTGTGAAGATGATTTATCTGTATTTACAGATTGTATAGATGATGATAAAGATTTACTAGAAGTTCTTTCTGATATTTTATCTTTATCTGGTGATACAGATTTTTTATGAGGTACCAATTTTTTTATAGGATCTTTTGCAGGTCTTCCAGGTTTTCCTTTGTTTATTTTGATGCATTTAAATTTTTCATCTCGCATCATTCCTTCTTTACATTTATTAATACATCTTCTTGTATTAGGATTCCTTTCTTTCCCTTCAGGACATTTTGATTCAACATTATTATTTTTATTCATTAATGCTTTCCTATTTTAATTAAAGAAGATTTAAAATAATAACGTTTCTTTAATAATATTATGAACCTTCATGAAAATTTCTATCCTTTCTGTATTATGATATTTAATATGAGACAATACCTCATTATATGATAACCATTTAACATCTCTTACCTCCCTTACTTGCTCTAAACAGTTATTATCTACAAATATTTTTGATTTTTCTTTTACATTTTTTGCAATATAATAAACGTGTTTATACAATATATTATTAGTTCCAAAAAATATTTCTTGAAATGGATTTATATCCTTTATTATTTGAATATCATCTTTGAATAATTGCGTTTCTTCACAAAATTCCCTAACAGCACAATCAACATCACTCTCTCTAATTTTTTTACGACCTTTTGGAAAACCCCACTCTTGTTCTAAATAATTACATTTAATCTTATTTGATTTTAATAAATTTTTAAAGTTAATATTGTTGATCACATATTCAAATTTTGATTTAGATTCAATATATTCCTTAGTATGCTTAAAATTATGTTGTAATGTTTGACACCATGTATAATTCCAAATATTATCAAAAGTATTCTCTAATATCATTATCTTTTCATTCTCAGTCATATAGTCAATTAATTGTTTAATATAATTAAAGTCACTCTGATTATATTTTCCTCTAACAAATTCCATAAAAGACAAACTATCTTTGCGCTGTATCATAATATATTTTATTTCTCCATTTTCAATCTTATAGCAAATAATACCAAAACTCATTATAGGATGCAGGCAATCTTTGTACAAATGCCCGTTGATACCACAATTTCTGCATATTTGTGGTCTAAAATAACCACTACGTTTAGTATCATCTTCTTTTTTTTTCATAATTATAAATTAAAACATTACATTATAATATTGATGATTTCTTAAATATTTTTATTTTTTTATACTATAATATAAATGACAACAATACAATATTTTCCTAGTTTACGAGATTATACATATAAAACATCCATTTCAAGAAATGGAATAAGAAAAAACTTAGCGGACTTTCTTTACGAATGGAAAAGTGAAGATGACGCGTCCGATTACTTTGATTTGAGAGGTAGCGATGACTATTATAGATTAAATTACAAAATTATTACCTATTTATTAATAAATCATCAAGAATTATTTCTAAATAGTTATACAAAATCAGAGTTATTAGAGTTCATACGCTATAATATATTTTATTATCCAAATGATAAAATTAAAGAGTATGAAGAATATATAAAAGAAAATGAAATAGATTTAAATTCTTTTATTTTAGGACAACTAAAAAATATTCAAATATTATACAATTCATTAATTAAAAAAACACCTACATGCTATTCAGTTATTGATATACCTCGTTATAGTAGAAGTAGGCATAAAAAAGAAAAATTAGTTTTATATCGCGGTTTTAATTATCCAAGATATAAAAAAATTCTACAAAATATATATTTAAATAAGGTAATTACTACAGAAACATTTTTATCAACATCAATTCAAGAGTATATAGCGATTAAATATACTTTTAATTATAATGACAATAATGTTCACAAACATATAGTATGGAAAATTATTATAGACGAGGATATGTTTGATATTTTTAATTATACATTTTTATCAGAACCTTTTAATATTAACGATAATTTAGAGACACTTTTTGCAAATGGTAATATTGAATGTGAATTTTTATTGAATATGGGTGCGCTTTTAAAATGTGTAGACATAAATATATATGATTTCCCCGGGTATTATATCAAGGGTTATAATATACCAAAAAAAGGATATACAGAATATACATTTAAATTTATCGGGTGGAATACTGATTATGTGGATCGTATAAATAGTAACATGAGTAAATATATTAACTATCTAAAATAGACTAAACATCTCAGTTTTATCTGATGTATAAGGTTCAACAGCATCATTTACTCGAGGGGTACTATTAATATTAGCAGTCTGTTTCACAGGTACTTTAATACTATTAAAGGAACTTTCAAGAGGAGACAGATTATCAGAAGGATCAAACCCAGTATAACTCCCATTAGTGGAAGGAGAGGGTGATGATACTTGAACTTGATGAAGATCCATATGTTGTGATTGTTGAGGTATAGAATGTTGGGTTTGTGGCGGAACAGGAGGTTGATATTGTTGTTGCATAGGAGTTTGTTCAGATTGCTCAGTATGTAAAACACCTTCGCCTTTTTCATAAGAGTTCATTAAATCTTTTGCATAACTATTGGCATTTAAATTATTAACGTCGCTTTTTACTGAATCATCCGCAATTCTTTCATTTGCTAGATCATAGGTTGACATAGATATAAATAAGGATATAATTATCATTATGCAATAAAATATAATAATTACTGATAATACCCATGCTAGCAACCAACACCACCATCTAGTGTTGTAGTTACCACCGGTAACAATACAAGTTAACTCAAATAGAGACATTAATATAGATGGAATAGATATTATTAAAATAAATATTACAAATACTAATCGTTGCTCTATTGGTATTTTGCTACTCGTAAATAATACTGCTAAACAGATTATCAAAATGGTTATAAATAGAGCGATACCCGCATATTTTGATTGGTCCGAACCTAAAAACACATCACTTATATTAGTTGTTGTCGCAGTAGGCATATTATATATATATTCTAATATGATAGAAAGAAAAATAAAAAATGATATTCGTAATTATATAAATATATAATTGCAATATTAATATAAATATGGGCATCCCTTATTATTTTTATTCGCTTACGCAAAAATACAATAATATTATTTCAAATAATAAACCAGAAAATTTAGATTTATATTGCATAGATTTTAACGGTATTATACATAATGTTGCACAAGATATTATAAAAAAATACAGCAACCTCGCAAGTAGTTCAGATAATAGTAATGATATTATTGAAAATGAAATTATCGAAGGTGTGTGGTTAAGAATTAAATATTATATTGATAATTATAATGCGGAAAAATATATTATTTGCGCTGATGGGGTTGCGCCTTTAGCAAAAATGTTTCAGCAAAGAAAACGCAGATATTTAAATATCTATAAAAATATTTTAGATAATGTTAATATTATTTGGGATACTAATGCTATTACACCAGGAACCCTATTTATGGAAAAATTAAATACATATATTAATAAAAATATTATTGAAGGGAACTATGTAAATAAAATTATATACAGCGGTAGCGACGAATGCGGCGAAGGAGAGCATAAAATATTTAAAAAATTTAAAGATACTCCAATAGATGATAAAATAATTATTCACGGTCTCGATGCAGATTTAATTATATTATCTTTAATGTCTCATAAAGAGAATGTATTCTTAATGAGAGAGGTAAAAGATTTGCATACAAATAATACTGTTTATAATTATTTAAATATCAAGGAATTACGCATAGCAATTTTATGTGAATTAAAAACAAATTGGGATATTAATTTTGAATATAATGACAACGATTTGATTGAGACATATTGCACAGCATGTACTATATTAGGCAACGATTTTATCCCACATTTATTAACAATTGAATTAAAAAATAATGGAATAGATACGCTACTATCTGCTACAAAAAGGTCTATTAAAATAAATGGATTACTAGTTAATAATGGGGTAATAAATCATAACTGCCTTATAGATATTTTCAAAGATTTAGCGAATACTGAAGATGAAGATATTCATCGTATATGTGAAAGATATATTAAGAAAAGACACCCCGATAATAAAAGCATTCCTAGTGATTATTATGGATTAAAAAATAAGGACCCTCTTATAAATACAATTTATAATAGTCCAAATAAATGGCGCCAAGAATATTACAGAATTATATTTGACAATAATATTTCAATTGATTCAACAGTTATGTTTAATGCTTGTAATAATTATATTAAAGGTATTTATTGGGTTTACTCTTACTATAAAGGGATGGATATAGATTGTGAGTGGTATTACCCATATAATTACCCACCAACAATCAAAGATATACTAAATCACTCAATCGCAAATGAGGTACCTATTTTAAATAATGATAATATGTTTGTTCCATCATATATTCAGTTATTAATAGTACTGCCAAAATATAGCGTTAAATTACTCGCAAAAAAACATCAGCGATATATGCTTGATATATATGCTGGTCTATTCCATATGTATCCGGTAAAGTATAATATTCAAACATTCCTTAAAACACAACTATGGGAATGCTCTCCAATTCTCCCGCTAATTAATTTAAATTATATTACGAAGGTTCTTGAATTAGAAAGTAAATACTAGTTAGTATATTTAAGATTATATATTTAATTGCGTTGTTGCTATTTCTTCTAATAAACATTCAGGAAATATTATAGGTAATCTAAACCAGTTGTCAGTAAAATATTTACTACTAATATAATTAATTACATTTTCCTCATTTACAAGAGTCTTACTTAACATATTAAGAAAATATGAGTTATATTTGAAATTTGTAATAATAAACGCTATTTCAAATTCTATATTATTATATTCATCATCATTTTCAAAAGTTTCTGCATCATCATTATCTTCAATATTATTATTATAAGCACTAACAATTGAAAGTTTTATATGAAGTTTTATAAACCATTTAGAAATATGTTTCCTTTGTTCAGCAATAATCTTTTCTTTAACACCATCAATTATATAATTATTCTCTTTCAATAAAGTTATTATTATATTATAAATTTTTCTTTTGTATTTTTTATTAATATTTAAGTTCGTTGACCCGGATGTTTCATTAAGTATATTTTCATCAAATTCCTTCTCTGTTTTTTCTATTGATAAAAACATTATTTGCTTATAATATATATCTATTTTACATATGTCATAACACAATTTAATATTCTTATTAATTCTTGCTAATTTACAAGTGCGTGCTATAATCTTTGCCTTTTTTATATTAATATCCGTAAAAGTTTCATCATTCATAAATATGAGTTCTCTAAGAAGTTCGTAATTAATCGCGTTCATTTTGCTTCGTTTTTTATTAATTTTCAGATATCTCTTTTGTTTTTGATTTTATACACTTTGATTGTTACTTGTTATTAATTAAAATTTTAATAATCATTTTTTAAAATATTTATAAAATACTATATAAATAGATTACAAAATATGCCTTCTTCAAAAAAGTTACCATCGACTGCAAAACCTAACAAATCTAAATTGCCACCTAAAATAACTTCACTAATGACATCACCACCAACAGCAAAAAATAAAATCAAAACATCAAGTTTAATTCTAGATCATATTCCTGATGATATATTGGTTATTATTTTAAATAGATTAGATATTCTTCACTTGATAAAAGTATATTTAGCAAATACATCTTTTGCTAAAAAAAAATTAGTTCTTGAATTTGAAACGATAGATTTAAGAAACTTAAAAGTTGATAAATTTATTATTGATTTCATAGATAAAAATTTAGATAAATCAAAAATAAAAAAGTTAGTATTAAATAATACATCTTTTTCAAATGATGAAGAGTTTATAGATCTTCCAGGTAATATTAAAATATTTGAAAATGTAGAAGAAATACAAATACAAAATACGCTAATTGATAAAACTTGCACAGATTTTTTTGAAAAATATTGGGACTTAAAAAATTTTGATAAATCAAAAATAAAAAAGATAGTATTAGATAAAATTTCATTTTTAAGTGATGATGACTTTGATAAATTTATTTATAATATAGAGTACTATCAAAACTTAGAGGAATTAGAAATAAACAATTTTCAATCTAAATATGAAGGGTCTATTGGTTATTTTAATTTATTTATTGAACAAATAAGAGTTCTAGTTAACCTTAAAATATTGAAAATAAGTAATACTGACATTAATGCAGAAACTGATACGGACACAGAGATGATATTTGCTGATGTATTTTTAGAAACTTTAGAAGAGTTAGTAAATTTAAAACATTTAATATTTACTAATAATGATATTGATATTATTTTGTTGAAGAAAATATCAAAAAAAATTAAGAAAAAAATTAACCATTTAAAAACTTATGGTATTGGAGTAGATACTTCAAGTCTTTCAAGTCTTTCAAGTTCACATTCATAATATAACTCATTTAGTTCTAGATCCAAATATATTTTTGAAAATAAAATGTTCTAATTTTTAAATATATTATTAAAAGTTGATTATATATAATTACTAAATATTTTAATACCAAACAACAAACAAAGAGGAACTCCTGAACAACAAACAAAGAGAAACTCCTAACAACAAGCGCGAAAATGACCGAGATTAATTACGAACTTCTTAGCGAACTTATATTTATGAATGATGGAATATTTGATTACGTTGATATCAATATGGCGAAGATTATAGCTTGTACTTGCAAAACTGCAAGTTTAAACAAAAATATTAAGTTAAGTGTTGACAGATTTAAAGCTCGTGAATATTTTGATAAAATATTTGATGTAATCACACAATACATAATGTATATACAAACAAGCGCATATATAATTAGAGAGAATATTAGTGAAAATAATGAATATAGCATTACATCACAACTTGATGATATTATAGATGATTTAAAGAATGAGAATAAAAATGTTCTTGATGGATTTAGAGAACTTATCGTTCTTGAATATAAAGAATTTATTTACAATTACGAAAACTGTAGGGAAGATATTTATGACATTCAATATAATTTAGATTATTGCGACCAATATAGAAATATTGTTGAGTATTTTGGATACTATGAATATTATGAAAATCATACATATGATCCAAACCATTTTATGATAACGCCAGAAAGTCTTTATGACTTTTGTAATGTTTAAAATATATAAATATAAATAATTTGTAAATTATATTTGTGCTTATTTTTTTTATACTTTATAATTATATAATTCTTGATATAAGAATTAATATAAATAAATAAATATAATATGAATTATATATTTGATGAAACAAAAAGCACTCCATTATGTGAAATAATGGGCAGATGTGGAAGTGATAAAGGTTCCATAGATATTGAGAATAGTTGGCATAACTATACAACATTTTATTATAGTATATTTAAGGATTTGCGCGAGAAGGAATTAAGAATATTTGAATTGGGGTTAGGAACAAATAATCCAAATATTCCATCCAATATGGGTCCAAATGGTGTTCCCGGGGCATCTCTTTATGGTTGGTCTGAATTTTTTCCTAATTCTCATATTTTTGGTGCAGATATTGATACTAACATATTGTTTAATACTGAAAAAATAAAAACATTTTATTGTGACCAAACAAATCCCGAGATTATTAAAAAAATGTGGGATGAACCTGAATTACAAGATAATTTTGATATTATTGTTGAAGATGGGTTGCACACATTTAATGCTAATGTTTGTTTTCTTGAAAATAGTATACATAAATTAAAACAAAATGGATTTTTTATTATAGAAGACATTCTACCATGGGAACAATATTTATTTGTGAATAAAATTAAAGATTGGGAAAGTCAATATAAAGGTTACATATTTACATTATTAAAAGTTCCATCTAAAAGAAATATAAATTTTGATAATACATTATTAGTAGTTTTTAAATGTTGAATGGTGTAAATATGATATATTATGTTTATTTTTTATTTATTTATTGCATAATTTATAAACTGGTCAATATCCTTATTACATAATAAAGGTGTTGCTCTATTAATTTCTTCATCATCCCATAACCACCATTTAATAGTTAATAATTTTTCTATTTGCTCTTTTGTAAATCTATATTTGATAAACTTTGCAGGATTTCCACCTACTATAGAATAAGGTTCAACATCTTTAACTACATGAGAATTGTTTGCTATCTCTGCACCATCTCCAATATTAACACCGCACATAATTGTAACATTATCTGCTATCCAAACATCATTTCCAATAATTACATCTCCTTTTGTTGAAGGGTGTCCTATCCCATTAAAAATATTAAAGGTACTATTATGCAGATGTCCAAATGGATATGTAGTAACCCAATCTGTATTATGATTACCACCTAAATATATTTTTATATTACTTCCTATTGAACAAAAACTACCTACTTTTAATTTAGAATAAGGGTGCATTAATGATGGAGAGTGATGATATGTATATTTTCCATATGTTGCCATTCTATATATTTATATACTTATATATATATACTTATATATAAATATATATATATATTTATAGACTTATGTTCAAAGATATATCAAGGTTTGATAACATAGATGATTATTTACCAATAATAACTGCTATTCTTATTGTTGATATGATAGTTATGATTTTATCAATAACTAATGTGATATCAAGTAAATATATAAAAATATGGTATCAAAAGTTCTTTTTGTCTGCAGTCTTAGCAGATGTATTGGTAATATTTATAGTTGTTATCTTAGCGAGAGCAATATATTATTATATATTTGATAAATTTTCAATAACTAATTTTATATTAGTAATGCTTGCACTACAAATAACTCATGATATACTATTCTATATAATAATAAGCATAATTCCAAGAGGTGCAAATAAAATGATAGATATCTTTCAAGATTATGCGAATGAAATGTCATATGGTGCAATTATTGGAGATAGCATGATGATTATTGCAATTGGATTAATTGCATCATACCTCGCGAATTTTGAAGCAAATACTAATATTATAATTTTAATTGTATTCTTATATTTCTTGCAATTTATTCTATATAGTTTTTAATATATTAAATTAAAAATTGATAGATTGTGTGTATATTAAGATTAATACATTCTCGCAGAAAATATTATTAAGATGTATGAATGTGTAATTGCAGAAAATATTCACGAAAGTATTTATGATATATGTGAAGGTATATATGATAATATGTGTTATTGTAATTGCAATTACAATAAGGAACATTTATTATTAGTTGAAGAATTAATTAATTTTATAGATGATCGCATTAACTCTATATCAAAATATGACATTAATAATATGTTAATATGGTATGGTATTGATAATGCGATTATTCGATATAATGAGTATTATACCTTGTCTCATATTGATGTAAATAATTTCTCTAAATCACTTTTAACATTTTTAATAATATTATCATTTGATGTAGTAGTAGTACAAGAAAAATAGTCTTTTTATAATAAAACATAGTCTTCCCCATCTATATTTTCCATATTATCGTTAATTTCAATACATTCTTTTTGAATATCACCGCTTATGCTACAAATATCTAAATTATTTAATTCGTTAATATTTTTAGCGACATTATCATTGCGTTGTTTATTACTTATTTTTGAAGATATTGATATATCGTTAATATTTATAAAATTATTATTTATTTTTATTAATTTAGCACCTTTTTTTGTTTTATATACCTGAAATTCCTTATCGCTATAAATATATTTCTCATTCGTCAAAGTTTTCTGGGATCCCATAATTATATTAAATATTTATTTTATATTTATATAAATGAAAACAATCAAATATGTTTCAATTGTGCAAAATCATATTAGCGAGATGATAGTATTTTTCTTAAAAATTATGATTTAAAAATAAAAATTGATATGCTATCTTTACTTATATAAAGATTAAACAAGTAATATAATATAACGATGAACGTCCTCCTCGCTAAGAATTTTAATGTTGACAAACTCAAGTATTCAGAACTAAAAGTTATGAAATCAGGAGCTAAATCTGTATACATTAATTATAATGGAAATAAGGTAAATCTACAGACACCTGTTCTCAATATCCCTTATGGAATTAATGATAATATGCAATTTATTAAGAAGGATGAGAATCGAAAAGACGAGGAGCGTAAATATGATATTACTGTATCATTCAAAGGAATGGATGAAAATCCTAAGATTAAGCAATTTCATGATAAAATGAAGGAGTTAGAGCAGAAGATTATTGATGATGCATTTGATAATCGTCTTGCATGGTTTAAGAATAATTTTAGTGGAAATAAAGATGTTGTTTCTAATATGTTTACACCTATTGTAAAGCATGATAAAGATAAGCAGACAGGTGAATATGCTAATAAATATCCGCCAACATTTAAGGCAAAGATCCCTTTCAATTCGCTTGAAAATAAGTTTGAGTTTGACTGTTATGATATGGATAATAATGAGATCAATTTTAATGATATTTTGACAAATCTCAAAGGTGGAAAAGCGCAATTTATTATTCAATTGAATGGTATCTGGTTTTCTGCTGGTATGTTTGGTTGTAGTTGGAAAATTGTGTCTTCAAAATTTCAGCAAATCAATACATCAAAATTGACATTTGTAGCAGATAGTGATGATGAATTGAATAATGGTGAAGGTGATGATGAAGAAGATGATATTTCTGTAGATAATGATGTTATTGCAAAGATTACGCAGAAACAATCAGTTGTTTCTGATAAAAAAACACTTGTAGAAAAGCAATCTGCTAAATCATCTCGGAAAGTAATTCCTTCTGAAGAAGAAGATGATGACGACGATGAGGAAAATGAACTAGATAATGTCGAAGAAGAAGATGAAGAAGAGGAAGAAGAGGAAGAAGTTGTTCCTGTAAAAGTTGTGGTAGAAGAACCTGTTGTTCCTGTTTCCGATTCTAAATCAAAGAAATCAAGCATCAAAAAAAAAGTAATCTAAGTATAATCTAAGTATAATCTAAGTATAATCTAAATATAATCTAAGTATAATCTAAGTATAATCTAAGTATAATCTAAGTATAATCTAAGTATAATCTAAGTATAATCTAAGTATAATCTATATTTTTTATATTTTATTTTTTTATAAAATAAAAATAATAATGCCAAAAATTATTGACATAATTAATCTTCCTAAAGGGAGTGCTTCTTCGCATTCATAATCGATAATATCAATATTATTGGATATTAATTTAGCGAACATATCTAATATTTTATATGCTATTGGTAATGATAAAAAAGCAAATAATATTGCTACATATACTGCAGTTCTAAATTTACAAATATAAATATCAAAAAACCCTTTATTTTGTTCATAATTCTGATGTTTTTCAGGTGGTATATACAAAAAATCGGGTGTGTTCTTTATTAAATTATTATTATAACTATTCATTTACATATATTCTACATAATAATATAGTAAAAAATTATTACTTGGACTTATTATTGTTGGTTGAAAACTTGTTATATCATCAATATTCATATTATAATTTATATCCATAATATTACTATTATCATTTGTAATATCTGTTGAATTATTTAAATTGTTATTGTTGCTTACATCATTGCTAATAAGTGTAGATATAAATGATGTAAAATTAGATATATTTGATATATATGAGGTTGTTTCATATGTTGATAACCATTCAGGCAAATTACTATAAAAATCGTTAGAGCATAGCGCAATAGATTTCATATAATTGCAACATAATATATATAAGTCATCTTTACATTCATTAAACATTTTAATGCTTTCCTTGCAAAAATCATATGTAAATGTATCATCATTAATATTTAAAAAATATATTTTACTTTCTTCTACATTACTAGAAAAATCTCTAAATAATTTAATACATTTTAATAGATCATTTTTTGACATCTTTTTAAACCATTCCGGATTATTATAAAATCCTCTCCTTTCAATTTCTATAGATAAATCTGTAAATGCGTTCATCTCAGTTGTCCATAAACATTCATCCTTTCTTTTTGCAATATTATGATATTTCATTTTCATATTTAATCTCCAAATTGTTTTATCATGTAATGCTTCTCGTGTATAAGGATTATAAGGAACAACATTATCATTTAAACATTTTCTAATAAAAAAATCAAGTTCCACAATATTAAAAGCATATGTTCCTTTAATATCTTTAATAGTAAATAACATATCTGCATCTATATTATTAATATTTTCAGTAGTAAATAAATCTTCATCATTTAAAAAATTACAATTAGAACTATCTTGAATACATAATAATTTATATTTTACAATATTTTGAAAATATTTTAATATGTTTATATTACATTTATTACTAAATTTATATGTATTATAATTTAGCAAATATATTTTATCATATATGGTATTTTTGTTATTAGTATTTATTATTAAGTTATTATTATCAATATAGTTTTCATAAATATTACTTAATTTTATAATTGGGATCATTTTAAGTAAATCAATAAATAATATATTTATAAAAACATCATTATCATTTGAAAGATCTTCATATATATATTTATATATTTTATAAATATCATTTGACTTTAGCGCATATTTATC